ATGCCCAACACCCAACCCCCACAGCTGTCAAACCGCCACAACGATGCAACCAGCGACCGACAGCGGCCCTTCTACGTCGCCACCGGTGACGAGGAGCAGATTTTCACCGCCGCCTACCACCAGCGCTTGAGTATCGTGCTGAAAGGCCCGACCGGCTGCGGCAAGACCCGCTTCGTCGAAGCCATGGCCCACGACCTGGGCCGCCCGCTCATCACCGTGGCATGCCACGACGACCTCACCACCGCCGATCTCGTAGGCCGATTCCACCTCCGCGGCGGCAACACCGAATGGGTCGACGGACCCCTCACCACAGCAGTACGCCAAGGCGCCATCTGCTACCTCGACGAAATCGTCGAAGCGCGCCAAGACACCACCGTCGTCCTCCACCCTCTCGCCGACCACCGCCGCCAACTACCCATCGAACGCCTCGGCATCACCCTCGACGCCGCCCCAGGCTTCGGGCTCGTCGTCTCCTACAACCCCGGATACCAGAGCGTCCTCAAAGACCTCAAAGACTCCACCCGTCAACGCATGATCGGCATCGAATTCGACTTCCCCACACCGGAAATCGAACACAACATCCTTATCAGGGAGACCGGGGTACCGGCCGACATCGCCAAGGCCCTGGTACAGCTTGCGCAAGCCATCCGACGACTTGAAACGTCCGGACTACGCGAGGTCGCCTCCACCCGCGTCCTCATCGCCGCCGCCCGACTCACCACCCACGGCATAACACCCCGCGCCGCCGCCCAATCCGCGATCGCCGCACCCCTCAGCGACGATCCGGCCGTCCAGACCGGACTGCGCCAACTCATCAACACCTACCTGCCACCCCGCTAGGCCCGCTACGCTAACCGCGCAAGATTCCGACGACTCTCAATCGCCGTGGACCAATGCGCGGGGTCCAGCCAGCCGTATACGGGAGTGTCAAGGATCAGCCGAAACCACTGTCACGCATCAGCCGAAACACTGTCACCCATCAGCCGAAGACAAACTGTCACGCATCAGCCGAGGTCATACATGTTCAGAGGTGCCCCCGGCAGGATTCGAATTAGCCGGTAGGCTAGATAGAATCTTGCCGCTGACCTCGCTGAACCCGCTAATACGCGCCTTGAGCTGGAATTACGGACCGAATGTTCTGTGAGGTTCCGTGAGGCTGCGTTAGGGTGACTATTGCACGGAGATTGCACGGCACCCCGGCGATGGAGGACCAGGGCATGGCGCGACAGAACGCGGCGAAGGCCGAGCGCACGCGGCGGTCGTTTGGGCGGCTGCGCCAACTGCCCTCGGGGCGATGGCAGTCGAGCTACCTCCACAACGGCGTGGTCTACAAGGCGCTAGCGACGTTCCCGACCAAGAGCAGCGCCGGGCACTGGCTCCAGGCCGAGGCCGACCTGATCGACCTCGATCGCCGCCGACCGGGGGAGTGGACGCCGCCCGCCGAGCGAGCCGCCAAGGCGAAGGCGACCAAGCTGACGCTGCGCACCTACGCCACGGCCTGGCTGGAGAACAAGACCAAGCTGACCCGCCGCACGCGGGACAACTATCGCGGGCACCTGGACAATCAGATTCTCCCGGCCCTGGGCGACCTCGGCCTGGCCGAGATCACGCCCGAGCATGTGCGGACCTGGTTCGCGGGCCTGGGCGGCACGCATGAGACGCGCAATGCTCAGGCTTACGCGGTGCTCAACGGGGTGATGAACACCGCCGTGGCTGATGACCTGATCGACCGGAACCCCTGCCGGATCAAGGGCGCTGCACAGGTCAAGCACGCCCGGCGCTCGGTGGTGCTGCTCGATGCCGCCCAGCTCACCGAGCTGGCCGAGAAGATGCCCTCCGAGCTGCGCCTGGCGGTGCTGCTGGCCGGGTGGTGCGGGCTGCGTAAGGGCGAGGTGTTCGCGCTCCGACGCGGTGACGTCGCCGCCGATGGCTCCAGCGTGCGCGTCGAGCGTTCGGTGACCTACCGCGAGCGCCGGTTTGAGGTCGGGCCGACGAAGACCCGCGAATCGCGGCGAGTGGTCAGCGTGCCGCCGCATGTCCGGCCCGCCGTCTTGGAGCACCTCCAGCACCACGTCGGCGACGGGGGAGAGGCCCTACTTTTCACCGACCCGACCACCGGGTCATTCCACGGCGAGTGGCAGTTTCGCGGTCCCTGGGATGCCGCTAGGGCGGCAATCGGGCTGCCGGACTTGCACTTCCACGACCTACGCCATGCGGCGGGCGTGATGGCCGCTCAGACCGGCGCGACGCTGCGGGAGCTGATGGATCGGCTGGGCCACACCTCGCCGAACATGAGCATGAGATACCAGCACACCGCCGAGGGACGCGCCGCCGCGCTGGCCGATCGACTGTCGGCGCTGGCAGTGACAAACCCTCCCAAGTCGGGAAACTCAAGCACCACAACCTAATTCGTTCGGCGTGTTCCATACAGGATGTGGCGCAACCTCACGGTTTCGAGCTATATTCGTCAGCGTGTAGGCGGGACTGACCCGCCGTAACCCGAGAGGGCCACCCGGCTCTGCTCGGCTACGGCGAGGTCAGAGGAGAGACCCCGAAGTGTCCCCCCCCCCCACCCCCCCCCCCCAGGACGGAACGCTGCGCTCCCCCGCGGCGCGCCCCCGCCATTTGGGGGTTACCCTCCCCGGGGAAAACGCCCCTTCAGGCGGTGGGCCGACTCTACCCGATCTGGGTGGCGGCGATCCCTCTCTGTGGGTCGGAAGATCGTCTATTCCGACGTTTCTCCACTGATCAAACTTTTGCGCGTGGGGGTTGTAGTCCCAATGGGGGTAGTGGCGAGGACTTTGGCCATCGTCGTATCGCCACTCGCCGCCATTTTTATCCCAGAGGTGCAATTCGCCATCCCGCTGTGCGCTGGGCCGACTGGGCGGCCCGACGGTCAGCGGTCCGTCGACGGGCGGGCGAACGCCTTCGGGCGGCAAACCTGGGCCCACGGGGCGCCCCTGGGGGTACGGAGGCGGCGGCGGTTGCCATGGCGGGGGTGGGGCATCGGGAACGGGCGCCCCGAAACCAGCCAGCTGGATGCCACGATGCGTTGAGGTATTGGGTGTTTCAGCGAACGTGACTTCACGGAGGGGTGCGGTTGCGTTGGTGATTTGGGTGGCGATCTGTCTATCCTGGGCAGCCAGTTCGACCGCGCGTTCCTGAATGTGGGCGGCGTATACCTGTGCTTGGGCCTGAGCAGCCACACCGCCGCGCGCAGAGGTTACCGAAAGATCCTCGCTCACAACGTATCCGGCGGCGGTGGCGTCGTTGACCGCATCCAACACGCTCTGTTTGGCGTAATAGATGGTCTCGGCTCCCCGTCGCGCTATCGCTGCGGATTCGTGGAGAACATCGGCCAGCCCCCGTACTTTGACGAGATCAGCGAAGGCTCTTTCCTGAGCCGCTTCGGCGGCGACGCCCTCCCACACGGTTCCGCCGGGCGACACGGAAGCCCGATGGATCGAACTAAAGGACGATTCCCAATGCTCGGCTGTGGCCGACCAGTCCCGCGCCGCGTTTTCGAGGTGCGTGACGTCCCAGGCTCGGATCGCGGACAACCTCGGAGCCCCGATACCAGCTACACCCAGCACTGCTCACACCTGCTTTGTCGAAGCACCGACACCCGCTGACGCCAACGTCGCCGACACCGTTTGGCAATGCACCGCCGGGGCCCGCAGTCCCGCCTCACTGATGCCTGGTATGCCACCACCCGCCGAATTCTAAATCGGGGGCGACGCACTTACCGCAAGTTGTTGAATCTCAGGCGGTCGGGGGGAATACGGCCTCGGGAGGTAGCGAGCTCAGGGGATACTCATTCCGCGATAGGACAACTGTCTCGGTAGGTGTCGACATACCTTCGAGATAGTGGTGGCCCTGGGGAATCCCCGAATCAACCATCGAGCTCAGCAGTTCGATTAGTTCTGCAGCTTTGGCACCGTCGAGCCGCCACACCATAGTGCGATTGTGAAACTCGATGTCTGCTGCGCCCGCTTCGATGCGGAACAGATAAGTCCATTCGCCATGTTCTAGGCGAGCCGATCCTTGCTGCAACGCCCGAGCCGCTGCAGCGAGCACCTCGCCAACCCCGGCGTCGTCCATAGCCAATAGCACCGCGTCGTGACCGGAATCGAGCTTTTCGGCTAGTTCAGCGAAAATCACGCTCATAAGGAGCATGATTCCAGTGGGAACATCTTGATTGGACTGTCGGCCAACACATCCCCACTTCTTCAACCATCGACCTTGCCTTAGAGCACACCTTACCGCCCGATGCGGAGCCCGTCTGCGAGAACGTTCAACGTCAGAAGCCAGGAAATGGGAAATCTGCCTTGGGCGCCAGTGTGCCGAAAGGATATGTGCACTTATGAAGACGTTGGGTTACGCGCAAATCCCAGCCTTCGCAACGTAGATACCGCGCGCCTAATCCGTAGGCACAGGGTGTCGCTGTTAGCGCTACCCCAGCCGTTCGATGATGGTGGCATTGGCCATGCCGCCGCCCTCACACATCGTCTGCAGCCCGTAGCGTCCGCCGCGCTGTTCGAGCGCGTTGAGCAGGGTGGTCATGATGCGGGCACCGCTGGCACCCAACGGGTGCCTATTCGGTGTTCACCTTCCGCGAGAAGATCGCCAGCGGCGAGCTGGCCGCGTACCGGCTATCTGACAAGCCTGGCAGCGCCATGCGCGTCAAGGTCGCTGATGTCAACGCTCTGCTCAAGCCCGTCATCCCGCCGGAGATTCAGGCCGCGCGATGACCCGAAACGCTAACGGGCACTTACCCTCCCAAGTCGGTTAAGAGACGGACGTCGCCGAGACGTCTGCACGGCAGGTCCGTAACGTCAAGATACTCAGCCACATTCGCAGAGAGGGAGGTGTGACCGATGACCGCCGTCACCTTCGCCAACCCTGATCTTCTGTTCACGTCCAGAGACGTTGCGGAGTACCGCCACACCACCGAGACCGCCCTGGCCCAAGAGCGATGGCGCGGCGACGGTCCGCGCTACCTCAAGCTCGGTCGTCGCGTGTTCTACCGGGCGGCGGACCTTCAGGCGTGGCTAGCCGAGCACACCATCACGCCGACACCCGCAGTGGCGCAACGTGATTAGTCCCTGACAGCAGTGATGCCGCCCGGCGGCGCGTGTCTTGGCCTCAACGCGCGTGCCGGGCGGCACCACCCCAACGACTTCCACCGCGAAGTCAGTCCCGAGGGAGGGACGCCGTGCAACCCCCCGAACAGGAGAGAGCTACACATGGACGAGAATACCGCCTCAAGCGGCAGCCACGCCGCCGCTGAAGCGGCAGAGGCCAACGGGCACAACGGCCACCGCTTCGCCGATGATCTATCGGACCTGCCCGCCGACTTCGGCAAGGCGCTGGCCAAGCGGCAGGCCCGCATAGAGCACGAGCGCCCGCCCAGCCCGTACGACAAGCGCCGCGAGAAGTTCGCCGCCGCGTCAGCGGTGAAGAAGGCCGCCATTGTCGTCAGCGGTCGCTACGCCGCCGACGCCTGCACCGGGCTGACTCCGGCGGGCCGGGCGTGCCTGTCGCAGCTGATGGCGGTGAAGTGGGCCGACCTCGCCGCCGTGGCCGGGCTCACGGGCTCCCCGCCGACCGAGAACGAGGTAACGGCGTGGCACGCCGCGCGCGGGAGAACGTGGAACCCGCCCGCTGCCAACGGCATCGCCTCGCTGACCGACGTGAAGGTGGCGACGGCGGGCATTGACCCCAAGGTCCGGTACGCGCTGGCCGACGTGGTGAGCGCCGCCCACGACGGCCAGCCGTGGGCGGCGAAAGTGATCGACACCGCGCAGGCCGAGAACGCCTACGCCGCGCTGGTCGGTGACCGCAAGCAACGCCCGGTGTCGCTGACCCCCGCCCAGCTGTTCGACCGTGGCGCGCCGCTCGACGCGATCAGGGCACTGCCTGACGAGACGAAGCTGACCCGTGGCCAGTCGGCGCGCATCGTGCGCGCCTGGGACGCCGAGGAGCGGCTGCGGGCCGCTGAGCAGGCTCACGCCATCGAGGCGGCGAAGGCGGTCGCCGCCATCGAGATTCCCGGTCGGATCAACCTGGCCACCTACACTCCGCCGGACACCGCCTGGCTGGTGGACGGCCTCATGCCGATGAACGGCAGCCTGGGGCTGTTCGCCGAGCGCAAGGCGGGCAAGACCACCACCGTCGTGGAGCTGGTTCGGGCGGTGCTGAGCGGCGAGGAGTTCCTGGGCCGGTTCGCCACGAACCTGCCCGCCGGGGCGCGTGTGGCCCTGCTGGACACCGAGATGACTCCGGCGATGCTCCATCACGAATACACCAAGGTGGGTATGGACGCCGACCACCTCGATCGGATCGACCTTCACCCGCTGCGCGGGCGGAGCCGACTGCTCGATCTGCGCGACGAGACCACGCGGGCGCGCTGGCGGGAGCTGATCGCGCCGGGGTCGGTGATCATCGTGGACTGCCTTTACACCGTGCTGGCGGCGGCTCAGGTCGATGAGAGTTCGGCCCAGGTATCCGACATCATCGACGGCATCAAGGCCCTGGCCGTGGAGTCCCGCGCCGCCGGGCTGGTGATCGTCCACCACCTCGGTAAAGACCCCGGCAAGGGCGCGCGTGGGCACAGCTCGATCGAGGGCGGCGTGGACACGCTGGCGACGATCTGGCTGGACGGTCCTCCCGCCGCCGACACTCCACGGCTGTTCTCGGCCACCGGACGCCTGGACGTCGATGTGCCCACCGCGCTGCTGCGGCGCGGCGATGACTTCCGGCTGACGCTGAGCACCAGCACGCCCAAGGCCGACCGCGCCAAGGCGGTTGACCACAAGGACGACGACATTGCCTGGGAGCTGATCAGCGATCACCCCGGCAAGTCGTTGCGCGGGCTGGAGAACCTGCCCACCGAGACGCGCAAGCTCTCACGGACCCGGCTCCGGCGCGCGCTGGAGCGGCTCGACCTGCTCGGCTACGTGGTCAACCAAGGCACTCCTGACCGGCCCGCGTGGTACGCCGCCGACCGCAACGGCGACCCGATGAATGGCCCTGCGCCGCTCGCCGATTGAGCGTCGGCGCACTCCGGCGCACTCCGGCGCGGAGGGGATGGTCGCCCGGTGCGTCAGGTGCGCCCGTTCGGCGGTCCTGCCGCGCCAGGTACGGACCCGTGTCGGTCAAACCGGCCCTGAGCTGCGGGAACACTGCCGCGAGGGCGGTCAGCCATAAACCCGACTTGGGCGGAGTTTTGTGCGCCGATTCGCCCTCGGCGCGGCTCGGCAAAAGCCCAGGTCAGTGGCGAAGTGCGCCGATCGGAACCCGCGCACTCCGAAACACCGCCTGACCAGCGCAAACGCCCACTATCCCGCCCTTGTCGGGGTTAAGTGCGCCGAAGTGCGCGGGGGTGCGCCGGTGGCCGACCCGCGCACTATAAACCGCAGTTCAGAGCATGTTTTTGTTATCAAGTGCGCCGAAGTGCGCCGGTTTGCCGACAGGAACCGCGCCGAGTGCGCCCGGTCCTTAAGGGACCGGCGCACTTGGCCGGGCCGTGGGCGCAGTCGGCTCATGGACTGGCGGGAGGCGGTGGAAAAGAAGGCGGTGAGTGGCGGCGGAATGGGAGGCGGTGAGTGGCGGCGTCATCGACACACCGCCCACACGACACCGGACAGCGGCGTGGAGAGCGGTGGCACCCCCGGCTCCAGCTGGCGAGGCGGCGGGACGACCTTCCCCCGCTGGCGCGCGACCTCTGCACGGTGCGTTGACAACATATTTACGTGACCCGTTACCTGGACTCCCGGCACCGCGCTGAGCAGGCAGAGCGCCTGGCGGCGACCGGCGCGACATGGCAGGAGATTGCCGACCAACTCGGCTACCGGAGCCGCCAGGCGGCGTCCCAGGCGGTGAAGCGGCTGCGTGACCGGACCCCGCCCGAGACCGTGGAGCAGGCCAGGGCCAAGCACGATCGGGCGCTCCAGCTGATCCAGCGCAACGGGTTCACCCGCTACATGGTGGCGCTGGAGGAGGGCGACGACGACACGGCGCTGCGATACGCCAAGGAGCTGCGGTCCACCATCGCCGAGCGCGCCAAGCTGGCCGGTGCCTACGCGCCCGAGCGCACCGAGGTGGACGTGAACGTGAGCACTGACCCGCGCGCCATCATCGACCGGCTGGAGACCGAGCTGCTGGCCCTGGTCGCCCAGCGCCAACCTCAGACCGCCATCGGCGGCGGGACCATCATCGACGCTGAAGTAGAGGAGATCACCCGATGACCATCACCACCTCCGAGGATGCCATCAAGGCTGCCGCCTCGGTCGCCCGCGACGTCGCCGACGGCAAGCTGGCAGTGGCCGAGCTGGAGCGCCAGGCCGTCGCCGAGCTGAGCGAGCTGGTCGGCACCGTCACCGGGCCAGACGATCCGGTCTGGCCGCTCCAGGTCCAGATCGCGCGCGGCGTCCTGGCTGCCGGTGGCATCGCGGCGACCGAGTTTTTGGAGTGGGCGGCGGTAGAGCGCCACCGGGCCGGGGAGCCGGTCAGCCCGCCGGACCCTCAGCCAGAGCCGGAGGCCCTAGCCGACCTGGAGCCGCCGGAGCCTGAGCCGATTGCGCCTGAGCTGGCCGACGCCAAGACCGCCGCCGAGCCGGAGCCGGAGCCTCCCGCCGTCGAGCTGGTCGAGCAGCCCGCGCCGCCGCGCCGGGCCGATGGCTACGACCCTCTCGCGCACTGGCCACCGAGCCGGAGCCTCCGGCGACCGCTGTAGCCGGGACGGGCGACGGTTGGCCGCGCGCAGCGCGGGTAGACGTGGCGGCTAGGGGCGGGCGTCATCCTAGGTCGCGTGCGCCCCAAGCCCTCGACGGTTCCGAACAGAGCCGTCGAGGGCGTCTCGAAAGTTTAGTTTCAAGACACGTCGGCCCTGCCATAGTGGCAGTTACGTTGACGCTGGTCGTTCGTCTCGAAAGTTGTCTTGTATCTAAACCACGGTGCGCTGACTTTTGAGATAGTCTCCAAGCATGACAACCGCCACCGCCCCGGCCACCGGCCAGCTCCTCGGCTACGCCCGCGTGTCCACCGGCCACCAGTCCCTTGACGCCCAGACCGACGCCCTGACCGCCGCCGGAGTGGACTCCGCGCGGGTCTATGCCGACAAGCTCACCGGCACCAGCACCCGCGAGCAGCGCCCCGGCCTGGCCGGGCTGCTCGACTACGCGCGCGAGGGCGACACCATCGTGGTCGCCGGTATCGACCGGCTCGGGCGCAACGCCGCCGAGGTCATGCTGACCATCCGCGACCTTGGCGAGCGCGGCATCGTGCTCCGGTCGCTGCGCGAGGGCATCGACACCTCCAACGCCACCGGGCGCATGGTCGCCGGAGTGCTCGCCTCGCTCGCCGAGCTGGAGCTGGAGCTGGGCCGCGAGCGCCGGGCAGCGGCCAAGGCGTCCCGCAAGGCCCGCGACCTGCCCATCGGCAGACCCCGCGCGCTGACCGCCGACCAGATCAGGCAGGCCGAGGCGTTGCGCGCCAGCGGCGAGCCGGTGCCGGTGATCGCCGAGACGCTGGGCGTCAGCCGCGCCACGCTGTACCGGACGCTGGCCGAGAAGGGCTAAGACGGTGACCCAGGCGGACGGGCTCTACTCACCGAGTTCGTTCAACACGTCGATCAGCTTCGTCATTTGGAACTTGACGCCATTACCCTCGCGCGTACGGCCCTTCATCCACTCCCCGGTGCTCCGCCCTAACCTCAAATCGCCGACGTGCTTCCCCTGGTTGTCCGCGATGTGCAGAGTGATCCCTTTGTTTCCCAGCGTGATCGTCACGTCGCTGAGGTTCGCGCTGACCTTCATGTGTTCCTCCCCAGGGTTCAAACTGATGCGATCTCCGGCAGCGTAGGTAGAAGTTAAAGCTGAGCGGGTCGAAACGCAGCAAACGAATCTGGGCCACCGAGACAAGTGAGCGCGAGAACCGGACAGACTTCCCTCCCTTGTCGGGAGTGTGCTGCTGCCGATTGTCGGACCGACAAGGCAAAATGCCGTCCATGGTGCTGGGGGCAGATCACGGCGATACCGCTGCTCTCCGTAAGGCTCGGGGCGCGTTCTTCACCCCCGAGGCGGTCGCTCGGTACATCACCGAGTGGGCCGTTCGCAGTACCAGCGAGCGCATCCTTGAACCATCGTGTGGTGAGGCGTCGTTCCTCCTGGCGGCAGTCGATCGGCTCGCGGCGCTGCGCAGTCCCGGCGACGGTGACCAGTTCGCCGCGCTCGATGGCGTCGAGCTGCACGACGGTTCCGCCCGCGCGGCGCGCAAGCTACTACGGGATGCCGGTGTCGCTGCGCGGGTGACCGTCAGCGACTTCTTCTGTGTCGAGCCGACCGGTTCGTATGACGTGGTAATCGGCAACCCGCCGTATATCCGCTATCAGGAGTTCTCCGGCTCCGCCAGGGCACGGTCGCGGGCTGCGGCGCTGCGGGCGGGCGTGGGGCTGACCAACCTGGCATCGAGCTGGGCGGCGTTCGCGGTGCATTCGGCGCTGTTCCTGAAGCCGGGCGGGCGGATGGGCCTGGTTTTGCCGGCTGAGCTGTTGAGCGTGAACTACGCCGCCGAGGTGCGCCGGTTCCTGCTGGCGTCATTCGCGCGAGTCGATCTGGTGCTTTTCACCGAGCGCGTGTTTCCCGACGCCCAGGAGGAGGTGCTGCTGCTCCTGGCCGACGGCTACCAGGAGGGTCCGACCGACCACGCCTCGATCTATCAGGCGCGCAACGCCGCCGAGCTGGCGACGATCGCCGCCGGGCGCACTTGGACTCCGACGCGCCCCGAGGAGAAGTGGACGCCATCGCTGCTGTCCGCCGACGCCCTGTCCGCCTACACCGGCCTGCTGTCGAGCGGCGGGTTCACGGTGCTCGAAGCCTGGGGCGACACGACGCTGGGCATGGTCACCGGCAATAACAAGTACTTCGCGCTGTCGCCCGCCCGAGTCGCTGACCTTGGCTTGGAAGCCACCGACGTGCTGCGGTTGTCGCCGCCCGGCAGCCGTCACCTACGCGGGCTGGCGTTCGGCACTGCCGCTCTGAATGAGCTGGGGCGCAGCGGTTCTGCCACATGGCTGTTCCGCCCGCCGGGCGAGCCGTCGGCGGCGGCGTGGGCCTACATCGCCGCTGGGGAGGCCGCTGGTGTCCACACCGCCTACAAGTGCCGCGTGCGTAGGCCGTGGTGGCGGGTGCCCAACCTGGCTCCGGCGGACTTGCTGCTGACGTACATGAACGCCGACACCCCCCGGCTATCGACCAACACCGCCAAGGCCGCGCACCTGAACTCGGTGCATGGCGTCTATCTCGCCCCGAACCTTCGCAAGCTCGGCAAGGCGCTGTTGCCGCTGGCGTCGTTGACGTCGATGACGCTGGTCGGCGCTGAGACCGTAGGCCGAGCCTACGGCGGCGGGATGCTCAAGCTGGAGCCGCGCGAGGCCGACCGGCTGCCGGTTCCCCCGGCGGCACTAGTGGAAGCCGCCGCTGATCACCTCACGACCATCCGCCCCCAGGTGGCCGGGCTGTTGCGCACCGGCAAGCTCCTCGAAGCCTCCAAGCTGGTCGATGACGTGCTGCTGGTGGGCGAGCTGGGCATGAAACGCGCAGACGTCCGAGTGCTGCGTGACGCCCACGCTGAACTCACCGCCCGGCGAGTCGCCAGGGGTCGCCGTGGCACGGATTGACGACCTGCTCATAGGTGCGATCAAGGCTGCCGGTCCGAAGCCGCCCGACGACGCACCGCAAGGTCAGAAGAACCCATGGGGCAACAAGATCAGCGCCAGCCTGGCGCTGGCCATCGCCCAGGAGCTGAGGGCGCGCGGCATGGACGGAGCCAGGCCCGGCGAACCGGGGGAGATTGGGCTGTCGGGCGCTGAGCGGCGGCTGGCGGGCGGTCTCGGAGCCAAGAAGGTCGATGTCACCTGGGCCACCGAGGAGTCCGGCTTGATGCTGGCCTGCTCGGTCAAGACGATCATGTTCCGCGATAGCGTCGGCGGACACTTCCAGAAGAACCTGACCAACCGGCGCGGCGACCTGCTGTTTGAATCGACCACGCTGCACCGCCGGTTTCCGTTCGCGGTCGTGGCCGGGTTCTTCTTCTTTGACATCGGCGCGGCCAGTGATCACACACCGCGCCGCAACAGCACCTTTGAGAACGTGTTTCCCCGCTTTCGTCTGTTCACCGGGCGAGCGGACCCGGCAGACCGCGACGAGCAATTTGAACGGCTCTACGTGCTGCTCGTGGACTCGAATCCCTTTGCGCCCTCAGTCATTTGCCACGAAGTGGACAGCCCAGAGGCGCCGGTCGCGCTGGGCGTTGTGTTCGATGACCTGATCGAACTGACCGCCGAGCGGAACTTTGACATGTACGAGACGACTGGCGACGGCAACATCAGGAAGGCCCGCAGCAAGTAGGTTCGGGCGTCCGCCACAGACGACGAGCAGCGCAATAACTACCGCGACACGCCGACGACCCCGCCGCCGATTCACGTTCTCGGAGGCCGGGTTTGCTCATCGCTCCACGCTTTCAAGCTGGGAATTTAACCCTTCAGTTTCCCGACTTAGGCGGGAAAGTGATTGTGCGCCAAGCTAATTCGCTCAGCAGCTCTGCACGCGACCGGCCTAAGCTGTGAGCCATGACCACAGCCGTTGATCACCAGACCGCCCATCCACGCGACCGCTCGATGGAGTCCTGGAGGGCGCGATTGGGCGCGATGGCCAGCCGTGGCGAGACCGACGGCCCTCGGGTCGCCGAGGCGCGCTCGGCGCTCGCCTGGTGGAAGCACCGCCAGTCCATCGTGGAGACCGGCATCCCAGCCGAGCGGGCCGAGGAGTTGGCCGACCTGATCGCTGCTAACGCCGCGACCTCCGAGGCGGTGGCCCAGTGAGCCGCGCCGTCAAGCAGTTTGGGACGCCCGCGCAGCGGGCCAGTCTGCCGAACGCGCCGCAGCGCCCGGCGCGCCGGTACAGCCAGGCCGAACTCAGCGAGCGGCGGCGTGGCGGGCTGAGCGTCCACTACACCGGCCAGTTCAGCCTCACCCGCGAGATCGCCCTGATGTGCGAGCCGCTGGCCCGTCGTATCGCCGCCGCCGACCGGCCCGCCCGGTTCCTGCACGCCCCGACAGCCGGGGCGGTGCCGACGCTGGCCGAGGCCGTCCATGAGGCTGTCGGCATCGTCGTCGGGTGGGTCGCCGAGCGTGATGCCCTGGCCAAGACCGCGCATCTAGCCGCCGAGCCGGGCAAGCGCCGTGCCGCCATCACCACGCTGGTGGACCTGGCCCAGCGCCCCGCGCTGCCCGAGATCACCGACGACATGCTGGCCGCTGGCACCTGGGCGGCGGCGCTGACCGCGATGGCGGCTGAGGTGGATGCGGCGTTCTCCGATCTGCTGGCGCGTGCCTATCCGCCGGGCGCGTCGGAGCTGCGTGGCCAGACCAGCCGCTCGGATCGCCTGGTGGCGCTGCTGCGCCGGACCATCGACCACGCCGCGCTGGCGCTGGAGCGCCGCCTGGACCGCGACGAGCGGGCCGACTACAGCCACCCCGTCCAGTCCACGACCGATCCGCGCGCCGAGCTGGCCGCGCTCGGCATCAACGTCTAAGGAGACCCCGATGACCAGCACGATGCCGCCCGTCACGACCTACGACCGCCCGCTCCCGATCCACTTTGAGGCTCCGGCGCAAAACCCCACCGCGTTCGGGCTGTACGCCTCCACCACCTGGACCGAGATCGGCGAGGGCGAGCCGTCGCGGCACCTTCACGGTGTCGAGATTCGCGGCAACAGCTACCCCGGCGACAACGCCTCCGGCGTCTGGGACGCGCCGTGGTGCGGCGATCCCGCGCCCGGCCAGCTCAAGACCGGCGAGCGCCAGGGCATTCTCGACCCGTTCGACCCGATCACCGTCTGGGCCTACGACGAGTGCGACCTGACCGCGCCGAGCCGGAACGAGGTCCAGGCGAACGCCGCGCAAATCTTCCGCCTGGCGGAGCAGACGATGGTAGAGCGCGAGTTCGCCGAGCGCCTGAAGCTCGACGCCGCCGACCTCGGCCCAGCCCAGGCAGCGGCAAGTTTCAAGCAGGCGGTGGGCTATCTGGAGGGCGCGGCGGCGATCGCCGGGACCGTGCTCTACTTCCACGCCGGGGCGCAGTGGGCCTCCCAGGAATTCGGTCTGGTGGTCAAGAACGGCACCCGCTGGACCTCGCCGCTCGGCCATGTATGGGTGTTCGGCGGTGGCTACGTGGAGGGCCTGGACGACATGATCGTGGCCACCAGCCAGCCGTTCGGCTGGAGGGATCAGGTACAGATCAGGACGGCGATTGACGAGCGCGCCAACCTCTTTGCCGCCATCGCCGAGCGGACCGTGACCGTCGGCTATGAGGCGTGCATCGCCGCTGTCCAGATCACGCCGGAGGTGCCCGCGCCATGATCGTGATGACCGCGCTGATGACCTTCGTGACGTCGGCGGCGCTCGGCGCGCTCGCGGGCGGCGTGCTGGCGGCGGCGCTGTGCGCTACCCCGGCGCGGTGTGACGGCGACCAGGCCGGAGAGCGGAGCTGCGGGCCGGAGGTGCCGACGCCATGACCGCCGCCATCAGCGAGGCCGACCACGACACCGACGCCGACGCCGCCGGAGGCGTCTGCTGGCGCTGCGGCGGGCCGTGCCTGACCTACAAGGGGTCGGTTCACGGCTGGAGCTGCACCGCCTGCCTGGACCGTTACCTGGAGGAGGGCGCGGCCAAGGCTGCCGCCCGCGACCGCAAAGACCGAGAACGGTTGGCGCGCAAGGCACTTGACGCCGCAAACCGGACTTCTGTCACTGGAAACGGTCAGCGTCGGGAGGGCGGCGGCTCCGTGCTCTGTGCCGCGCCGTCCTCCGGCGCTGACCGACAGGAGAGGGGCGGCGGCTCCGTGATCTGTTCCGCGCCGCCCGATGATTACCAACACCACCTGACCAGGGAGGACACCTAGATGACCACCACCAAGGCCCGACGCCGCCCGTTGGCGTTCGCCGACCTGACCGCCACGGAGCAGATGGGCCTGCGAACAGCCGTCCACGAAGCCGGTCACGCCGTGGCCGCGACCGTTCTCGGTGGCCGTATCCACTCGGCGGTGCTCGGCGGCGGCAAGACGTTCGGGGTGCTCGGTAAGACCATCCACGACGAGGTGCCGCCGGGCGCGTGGCCCTCGGTGGTCTATGCAGGCCCTTGGGCTGAGGCCCGCTGGCTGGAGGGCAAGCGCCCCTCTCAGCGGCTCCTATTCCGCATCTTGGACGGCAGCGGGCACCTGGACAGCAAGGCGCTGTGCGCGGCGGCGGAGGCGAACGTCTACGCCGACACCACCGCCGAGGTCCGGTTGACGGTGCCGCCGCTGATCGAGCGATGCTGGCCCGCCGTGGTCAGCGTGGCCCAGGTGCTTCACCGCCAGGGCGAGGCCCGCCACGACGACGTTCTGGCGGCGCTGGGCGTCACCGACGGCGGCGGGCTGAGCAGCGTCCAGCTGGCCGGTCTGCGCTCCGGCTGCCGGTCGGTGCCCGCCGCCTGATCGAACCCGGTCCGCCGCGCCCCGTTGGCCTCGGGAGGGCGCGGTGGCCGGACCCTTCACCGCAACGACACCACCCGAGGAGAACACCGTGACCACCATCGCGCCCGCCGCGCCGACCAGCCCGACCGATGACCTGACCGACGAACAGGTAGAGCAGATGATCCTGGACGCGCTCGCCGAGACCAGCGAGGAGCTGGTGTCGTGGGCCTGGCTCCGGCGGCGGCTGCCGGTGACCGGCTTCTGGCGCAAGCTCGCCGCGCTGGACCGGCTGTGGGTGGAGGGCCGGGTCTACGTGATCCGCGTCCGTGGGAGCAACTACGTGGGCCTCGGCGACGAGCACGACATACGCATGGCTGCCAAGGCCAAGGCCGAGGGCCGGGTGCCCGCCGTGAGGTGTGTATGACCACCGACCCGATCGCCGCGCTGACCGCCGCCCGCGCTTGCCAGGCGGCGCGCGACCGGCGGCGTCCCGACTCGCCCGCCGAGCTGGCCCGGCGGCTGGACCCTCGGTTCGTCGTCACGCCGACGATCCGCCTGCTGAGCGACCTGGCGGTGCGCTCGGTGACCGAGCCGGACGAGCGCGACATAGTGACCACGCCGCCGCGCACCGGCAAGTCCCGGCTGCTGGCGATCTGGACCGTGGTGTGGGCGCTGGCGCGCAACCCCGATCTGGAGGTGGTGCTGGTCAGCTACAGCGACGAGCTGGCCCAGGCCCACAGCCGCGAGGCCCGCCAGCTGATCGCCGAGCACCACGAATACCTCGGCATCCGCCTGTCCGCCGACAAGACGGCGGTGGGTCGCTGGCGCGTAGAGGGACACGCGGGCGGGCTGCTGGCGACCGGAATCAACAGCGGTGTAACGGGTTTCGGTGCTGACTTGCTGATCGTGGACGACCCGGTGAAGGACGCCGCCGAGGCCGACTCCAAGGCCCACCGTCGGCGCGTCATCAACGAGTACCGCTCCACCTTGGCCACCCGCGTGCATCCTGGTGGTTCAGTTCTTCTGGTTATGACGCGGTGGCATGAGCGCGACCTGGCCGGTGAACTGCTCGCCAGCGAGCCGGACGTTTGGCGGCACGTCAATATCCCCGCCGTGGCCGAGACCGGTGTCCCCGACGCGCTGGGCCGTGCGCCCGGCGTGGCCATGACGAGCGCCCTGGGCTTCACCGCCGACCACTTCGCCGCCGCCCGGCGGACCTCCGGCGAGCGGTCCTGGTACTCGCTCTATGAAGGCGTGCCGTCGGCACCGGAGGGCGGGCTGGTGAAACGCGAGTGGCTGGACCAGTGGCGGCTGCCCAGCGCGCCGCTCGGGCCACTCAAAACGGTGATCGGTGTTGACCCCGCCGACAGCGGCTCCGGCGACTCCTGCGGCATCGTGGCGGCGTCACTGACCCCCGAGGGTGTCGTGGCCGTGATCGCCGACCAGTCCGCGCCAATGACATCGGACCAATGGGCAAGGGCGGCTGTCGATCTGGCGGTGGACGTCGGCGCGTCGGAGATCGCCGTGGAGGGCTTCGCCGCCCGCGAGACGTACCGCCGGGTCGTCAACGACGCGCTACGGCGGACCAAGCTCGCCCGGCCCATCCAAGTCACCACCTGGCCACCGAAGGGCACTGGTCGCGGCGGTGGTGACGCTCTGGCCCGGTCGGCGGCGCTGCTCCAGGCCCTTGAGACCGGCACCGCGCGGATCGCCGGGCACCTCCCCGGCCTGGAGGGCACGGCGGTGACGTGGCAAGCCGGGCAGCATCAGCCCGACGCACTGGCGGCGCTGGTGGTCGCTCACGACGTCCTGGTCCACTCGCTCGGCGCGCAGATTCACGTGGTCTCACCGCTCGACGTGGCCCGGCGCGCCCGCGAGGGCACCATGCCGCCGCCCCCCGCCTGGATGCGCCGCCGCATAGGCGAACGCTGAGATCACTCACGGCGCGAACAAGCGGGCCTCGCGCGGACCGGTTAACCCGCTGGTGGTGAGGGATGTCGTACCCTGCGGGTATACAGACGGATTCGGCAAACAACGACTCGACGGGAGGGAAGCAATGCCGTACAGCCCAGCGCAGGACGCGCGCGAGGTGCTCAACAAGTATTGGGGCGATAGCGCCGGTGACCTCCGTTTCCCGGTCGATCCCGTCAAGATCGCCCGGCAGATGGGTGCCGAGGTGTTCATCGCCGATCTGGAGCCGGGGGTATCCGGCCAGGTCGAGGCCGACGACTGGAGTCAGACCATTCTCCTGAGCCGAGATAACGGGCCGAACCGGCAGCGGTTCACCTGCGCCCACGAGATCGGCCACATCGTGGACCGCCAGAAGCGCGGCGGCGGGTCAACGGTTTTCACCGATTATCGCGATGGCCGCTCCGCAGCCGGGACCAACCGCGCGGAGATTTACGCCAACCAGTTCGCCGCTGAGCTGCTGATGCCCGCCGAGCACGTACAAAGGCTTGCTCAGAGTTCGTGGACCACAGCGGAGATGGCCCGGCGGTTCGGTGTGTCGGAGGCAGCGATGGAGATTCGTCGCGCCAACCTGCGGTGCGGCTGATCGGGCCGTGGCTGAAGAACTGCTGGAATCGCTCAACGACGACCAGGGCGACGATGGCCAGGCGGTCCCGTCGCCCCAGGACTACGCCGATCCTGGCGAGAACCCCCAGACGGGAGTCGCCAAGAAGGGATTCTGGCCGAAGTGGATGAGGCGGCTGGTCTCGCGGAGGCAGCCGGTCCAGAACTTCGACCAGGCGATGGCCGCGCACAGCCTGAAGGTCGAGCGGAGCAACCTCACATTTCGCCGGGTCTATGCCGCCGTGCTGTTGGCCGCGATGGTGGTGCAGGTTGGGATCGCTGACTGGTTCTTCTGGCTGTACCTGCGCGCGTACGAGTTCCGCGCTCCCGAGCAGTCGATGTCGGTCTGGATCGGGGCGGCGGTTGTCCAGCTCATCGGGCTGGTCGTGATCATCACGAAGTATCTGTTCCCGAACAAGGACTGA